ATAATCTCTCCTATAGACATCCATCTAGCCCTCGTTTGCTTGATCGTTGCTTGATCCTCAGTTCACTATATAGCTAATGTTGGTACTGTGAGTACCTATTATAGCCATATAGTGAACCTTTTATTGCGCCATGATGTGTCACTCATGTACACTTAATTGCGCTAAATGTACACGTTACTGTGTCATGTACATACCATCAACGTTCCTCTAATGCTTTCCAAGAGTATGGAAACTCAGGCTCTATAGCCTCTTTAAGCATCCCAGCAAACTCTCTGGCTTCCTCTTGTGATCCTTCACCGCTACGTAGGTTATATACGTGGTAGAATGCAAGCAGGTTACCAGACCAGATGAAGTCTACCATCATTGACTGAGGCAGTACCATCCGTGCCATCTCTGGCGCAATACCATCCCTAATCATGTCACGATACATGTCACAACACTGCTCAATGTGGTCTTCATAGAAGCGTGACCATCGTGGACTGAATGGATGTCCGCTTCCTGATCCCTGCTTTATCCCATCCTCTGGGCGTTTGCGCCACCTGTCAGGGTAGTAGAAGTCCGGAAGTGTGTCCACATACCTACGGCTTACTTCGTTCCATGTTAGTCCCGCTTGGTGCTTCATCAGTTGTCTAGCGAGGAATATAGGTACACTGCAGCGAAGCTGTATAAAATTATGCCTGAAAGGGGTGTCGTGGCGATGTCGAGCAAGATAGTTAATAAGCTTGACATCTTTACCCTCCATGTTATCTGCAGTCTTAGCGAAACTTACCCGTGCAGAGTTGACGACACTAAGGTCGCCCCCTGCTGAATCAATTAGTTCTACTTTCATATGCTGTCCCTATCTCATTACCATCTTTGTCTTTCCAGTCTTCTTCTACTGTTGTTGGCTCTACATTGTTAAGCCATTTTTGCACAGATAAGAAGCACCCACCTCGTTCACCAAACTTACCACCATGCCAACAATTAGGTTTTATTCTAATATGTCCACCGTACTCTTTTTGGTCGTACCAGTTATTATCAGCCATGAAAGAAATATCACCGCTAACGTAAACCTCATAGGAATCTACGTTAGGATGTACGTGTGGGTCAATGGTCCTGTTGGGCTTTACCATAAAGAGCTGTACTTGGTAGCACTTGTCTCTATACAGCACAGACCCAGAGAACCCATCACTGTAGGTTAATGGTCTTTCCTGTGGAGGCTTCATAGTCCTAGTACGAAGCCACCAGTGTAGGAAAGCTGTTAGGTCATCAAAGCTATCCATGACAGGCTACACACTCCTCTGCATCTTTCAACGCATTACGTTCTACAGCTAGTCCGACCTTATCAGCCTCTACAGCCGCATTAGTACGGAAGTAGTATAGACCTTTTAGACCTTGTTTCCAAGCCCTTAGATGCACACTGTTTACATATGATCTTGGGCTACCTGCTGGGAAGAACAAGTTAACACTCTGCCCTTGACATATGAACTCTTGTCGCTCTGCAGCATGGTCAACTACATAGGTCTGGTCAATCTCAAAAGCTGTTTTAAATACCTGCTTAATGTCCTCTGGAACATCTAGTTGCTGTATAGACCCTCCATTGTTAATGATGGACTTCCAAGTAATCTCGTTGTTGATGCCTAGCTTGTCTAGCTCAACCTCTAGGTACTTGTTCTTAACTAGGTGTGCTCCTGCACGAGTTCTGTGTGTGAATGCATTGCTCTTCAAAGGCTCTATAGAAGCTGTACAGCCACATATGATGCTGCTGTTAGCATTAGGAGCGATAGCGAAGATATGAGCATTACGAGTGCCAGTCCCAATAAGGTCGTCTGGTTCTCCGCACTGCTTAGCCAATCTAGCACTTTCTTCATACGCTTGTTCCTTCATCTTAGCGAAGATTGCCTTGTTGAGTATTGTAGCACCTAAGTCGCCCCAAGCATAGCCTTTCTGCTGTAGTAGTCCTGCAAAGCCCATCGCACCAATACCAATAGATCGTTCCTTCTCAGCACTATAACGGGCTTTAGAGATCTCATCAGGCGCATGTTTGATAAAGAAGCTTAACACATTGTCTAAGAACCTCGTAAGGTCTGCAATCATGTTAGTGTCTTTCCACTCTTCCCACTTCTCTAAGTTGACAGAAGAGAGGCAACAAACTGCTGTGCGTTGTTCGTCTGTGACGAGATGGATTTCATTGCAAAGATTACTTCCTCTAATCGTGAGTCCAGCCGCTTTTTGTGCTGGGTTAAGGCTTTTATTTGCTGTGTCGATAAAGTTGATATAAGGCGATCCAGTTCGTACACGGCTTTCAAGTAGTCGCTCCCATAGCTCTCTAGCTGAGACAGTTTCCGTAACAGTTCCTGTCGCTGGGTCAATGAGATTCCATCCTTTGTCATTCTCTACAGCCTCCATAAACTTGTCTGTTACATTGACAGCATTGAAGATGTTAAAGCACTTACGATTACTGTCTCCGCCTGTTGGCATCTTGATGTTAGTAAATTCTACAATGTCTGGATGGTCAATGTCAAGGTAGGCTGCATAGCTGCCCTTACGTGTCTTACCTTGCTTGTACGCAGTCATCTGTGCGTCTACAACCTTGACAAATGGGATAGTTCCTGGGCTCTTCTCTGACACCCCTCGTACATCGCCCCAATGACCTCCAACACCTCCGCCTTTTACACTAAGCCAAGCAACTTCTGCATTGTGCTGGATAAGCCCATTAAGATCATCAGGCACGTAAGTAAGAAAACAACTAATAGGAAGCCCTCTGACCTTCTCGCCAGCTTGAGGAGCGTTAGAAAGGACAGGACTGCTGAACATAAACCAACGCTTACTAGCGTAATCATAAATGCGTTGAGCAAAATCACTGTCTCCTTCAGCATACGCCATTGCTGCTCTAGCAAAAGCATCCTGTGGATCTTCTCCAGCTTTACAGTAGTAGTCCTGTAGAAGGCTTAGCGCCTGCTCTGAGAAGCCTTCGTTACGTGCATAATCAACCTTAACCATTTAGTTTCTCTTTTAGTTCTGTATAACCACCTACATACTCACCATCCACAAATATCTGTGGTACTTGGCGAACTCTTTTACCTAGTCTGTTCTCTAGCTCGTCTAAGGAGTATATATCAACATCTACTTGTTTGTATTGATAGTCCTTGTTACGGGCTACACAGAGCAACTGAGCGTCTTTACAGTACTGACAAGCACTTGTTCCATATATCTCAATCATGCTGCGTCCTTTACAAATACACCATCTACCATACGTCCTTTACGTTGTGCGATAACACCATACGCAGTAGCTAGACAGTCTTTATAGTTTAATCCGTACATCTCAGCGAGGATTATTAGAACCACTGCACAGTCCCCAATAGCGTCTGCGTACTCTGTTCGGTCGTCCTTTTCGTAGGCTTCCTTCAGTTCGTCCATTTCCTCTTGGAGTTTGCATAGCTGTCCCTCAATAGTGCCTTGTTCTAGAATACCACGATCATCTGCCCAACCAACTACTAAATCTTCTAAGCTCACTATTCGTTATCCTTAATCATACGTTCAATATACCAAATACATTTTTGTAGGTCTTGTTTAGGTTTGCCTTTGTTTAGATGTCTGCTTAGATACTTAAGCGCATTACCAAAGTAGAAACTATAGCAGTCAGGAACTGTGTCGTCAATATAGTCAATCACCTCTATTTGTTTGTTAGTGTAATGACTAGGACGTTCTACAGGGTCTGTATCACCGTCAAAGAACTCATCCCAACTCTCTGTCTGCGTACTCTTCACATCCTTCACTGAACTCCTCCACTAGGTCATCTAAACAGTCCTCTATAAGGTCTGTGAAGCGCTCTACTAGGTCTTCTGAACTAATGTCTAGAACCTCTAGTATAAGCACTTCATCAAGTCTTTGCAATCTTTCTTTTACTTCATTAAGCGTCAACATTTCATTTCTTTACCTTCCAAGCCTTCGGTATTGTATCAAGAGTAAAGTACCTAAAGTCATTGAGTTCTGCCCAAGCACCATGAGTCATTATGGTTCCGTTCTTACGCCTCTTAGCGTGTGGGAAGGGCGTTGCTGGGTTCTGAAATAGAAACACCAGCTCTTCATTCTTCTCTAGACCGTCTCGTATGTCTTTATACTTCCTAGCCTCTGCAGCGTCTCTGAAGCGCCCTTTAGTTTCTATGTAGGTTCTGAAGCCTTTGTTGTCAATATAAATAAAGTCAGGCTCGTACATCTTGATCTGCACATACTGTATCTTATCTGGATGATACTTACAACCCTTTAGGTACTTTGTATGTGCATCGTACTCAAAGAAGGAATCATATCCCTTTGGAGGCTTTACCTTTCGTCTGGAGGTAGCCATATCTCGTTATCCTTACGTCTCATATGCAGCAAGGTAGCATCTTCTATTGCTCTCTCACGACTGCCGTGTGCGTCTACACAGGCTTCCCAGTATCCTATCTCAGTTCCATCAGTGTTGTCTAGTATCTTATCAGCCTTCTTAGCTCCTATGCCATGAACACCTTTGATATTATCTACTCTGTCACCAGTCAGTAGTTGGTGGTAGAAGAAGTACAATGCAGCTTCTTCGTCTTGGTAGTATCTAAGGTTCTTACGGAAGTTATAATGCCAGCCTGCAACAGTATCAAGATCCTTATCAATACTGATGCAAATACAGTCATCACCTAGCTCTGTCATACGTTTACTTATCAGGTCGTCAGCTTCTTCGCCTTTAGCTACTTCAGCACCCCAGTAGTCCACTAATCTGTCCCGCAATGCGTTAATGTGCTCGGGCTTTTTAGTTCCTGTACGGTTGCCTTTGTAGGGCTGTGTTACTGCGATTGCCTCTCTGTAGTTTGGCGGTGTGCGTCCAGTAATGAAGAATTCAAACTCAAACACATCTGGTAGGTCAAACAACATCAAGTCGCATATGAAGCCATCTAAGGTGTTGAGGGCGCTCTTCTCTGAGTCACCCTCTGCACCAAAGCCTATCTGATACGTAAGTATGTCCGCATCAACTAGGCCGATCATTACAGAATATCGTCATCTGCATCAATGGTTACTGGATCACCGTCTTCGTAGCTAACTAGCTCTGTGATTGCCAGTTTCTTAAGTGAGGGGCTTACACCTTCCTTGTTACGGAAAGTCCAAGCATAAGAGCCTATAACGGCTATTGCTTTAGAACCATTGCCGACAGATACTCCGTCTAGTTCCAAGCCGTTAGAATCATAAGCTCGGATGGGGTTATTAGATTTACAGGTAATGAAGTCTCCTTTATCATCTTTGTTCTTAACTTCAATGCCCATGTCACGCAATGCTTGTGCTGCAGCAGGGCTTAGGTTACAGAGGTCTACTTGGTATTTGCCAGACATCTCGTTACGAGTGTCAAGGTTAGCCCACATTACATCTGCTTTAAGTTTGATTGGGTTGCTCATTTGCAATTCTCCATTGGTTTGTTTAATCTATACTAATATTATACCACATCTACAGGCTATGTCAACACATTAATGTGTATCAGCCCAACTATTTCCGTGGTCAGCCTCTGCAGCCACTGGTAGCCTAAACCCTAGCTGTTCTCCAGCAGTCTCTGCAGCCTTTACCAGCAACTCTTTAAGCTTCTCTACGTCCTTACCAGCGCAATCCCACTGCGTTTCATCGTGTACAAAGGCTACTAGCTTAGCGTCTAGATTATGCCGTACAACCTGTCTCTGGCTCTCTACAAGCCACTGCTTAGCCACTATAGCTCCTGCAGACTGTAGTAGCATATTCAAGGCACTGTGCTCTGACTTGACCTGTATACGTCTACCATCCATTGCAGGTACATAGCCCTTCTGCGATAGTCGTTTGACCTTCTCAATCAATATCTTCATTGATGGTATCTTACGGAAGAAGGCGTTCTTAAGTTTAGCACCTTCCTTGGCACTGCCTCCAACGATAGAGCCTAGTTTAGCTTCACCAGCACCGTACAGGAAGGCATAGATAAACGTCTTAGCGTCTGATCGTGTAGGCAGTCCTGCTGCTTGCTGGTTAGCTGTGTGTATGTCTCCTTCTAATAGTTCTTTGGTGTATTTTTTGTCTTTCATATAGTGTGCTAGACATCTTAGCTCAATGCCAGACAGGTCTGCACCAACAAGTACACGATCATTACTTCTATCAACTGTCCATAACTCCCTACAATCGTGGTCTGATGGTATCTGAGCCATGTTAGGACTACTATGTGTACAGCGGTTAGTAACAGCGCCTATGCTGTTTATACGACCGTGTACACGACCATCTTCCTTAGTTGCTTTTAGCCAGCTCTTAACCAGCCCATGCTTCTTCTGTAAGTAAAAGTACCTCGCTAGCTGTTTAGCCTCTGGCAGGTCTATACTGTTTAGTACAACATCGTCAATAACTACATTGCCCTTGTCAGTGTACTTGTCAAAGTCAACACCTAGAGCTTCTAAGCGTTCAGCAATCTGTTTACGTGACGCTGGATTGAAGACAGTAACTTTGTCTTTGAGGCGCTTACCCGTTTTGACACTAATACGCTCTTCAACAATC